GATGCAAGCGCATTGGCAGGTGATGTTGTGATTCAAGCCGGTGGTACCTGGACTTTTGACGGGGATGGTAACCTCAACTTGCCAATGGGTGGTGTTGTTTATGAAACCAACATTCCGGACGGCGGACTTAGTGGTAGTGCCATTGCTTTAAAACCAACAGGTGGAACTAATGCTGATCAAGAGTTGTTGATTTATCCCACAGTCAATGATGCCAATCACTTGCACTTGACCACGGGCAACTTATACAACACAGAGTTGTTCTTAGGTGACGATAACCTGTACGTCAAACTGGCCAACACCGGTAATATTGTTGTAAATGCCAACAACAACACAGGCAACTCGGCGCAGTGGACTTTTGGCACCAATGGTAACCTGACCCTGCCTGGCAACACATTTGCTGTGAACTATGCCAACAACACACCGGTGGATGTAGTCACAAGATTTGAGGGATCTTGGACGGTGCCTGTGGGCAACAGTACACAGAGTTTCACCGTGACCGGCAACAATTCATACCAGATGTGGGTAGAAGGCAACATACCCAATGGCATTATTGTGTGGAACGCCACGGGCACTGTCACCAACACCAACGTGCCAGTGATAGGTCAACAGTTTGCCTGGAACTATGAAGGCGGTGGCAACATATTGATGTTTACCAGCATCCCTGCTCAAATCATTGGCACAGCCGGTGCTATCGCCAATGCTCAACCTGTTGTGGCCAATACCAATGTGTTCTCTTTTGGTATCAACAATACCAGCGGCGGTAATGTCACTGTGCGTTACGGTTGGATCCAAATCAGTTAACGGATCAACAATGATTATCCAAGGTGTAACAATTGGTCGCCTAACTTGTACAATTTTCCCAACAGGGTCTTTGTAGTTGTATTTTTACAAGAAAGATAAGTACATTATGTCATTGATAATAGGACCAGGCTGGACCATTGGACCCGGGTGGGAGATCGCCGGGGGACCAAACTTGTACACTCCCCTGGCCGGCAGCCTTCAGTTCAACGGCTCCACCCAATTTCTTAGTTTGGTACCAGGCTTTGCATTGAGCACCGGAGCCTACACCATAGAAGGCTGGTTCTACAACAACGTCAACTATACCTCTCAACGGGCGTTGGTTGCTCCACAGCATCCCAGCGGTGCCGCAGGTGCCCTAAGCCTATTCACCAATGATGCACAGTCATTTACTCTGGACAGCTACGGTGGGCTTGGTGTCAGGACCTATACCTTTCCCGCCAACACCCTGCAGGTCAACAAGTGGCAGTACATCATACTAAATCGCAATGCCAGCACCTCAGTAGAAACCATGTGGGTGGGCACTTTTGTTGATACTGATTCTGTGGTAACCTGTAGTCGTGCTACCGGTGCCACAGGCGGAACCAGTATCAGTGGCGGCACACAGGTCAACACACTGAATTACTCGGGCGTGTGTAACAACATAGGCAAATTCTATGGAGGCTACTGGCCCGGCTTCATCACCAATCTTAGAGCCACTGTGGGCACAGCAGTTTACAACAGCACTGATAGCACAGTCACAGCACCAGTAGCACCCTTGACCAGCCTGGCCAACACCAAATACCTGATGTTGGGTGCAGCCGTGACCACAGACACATCGGGTACACAAACTGTCACAAACAACGGCACAGTAACACAGACTGCTACCAAGCCGTTTTAAGTCCAAGATCCTAGTGAGTCGTTGCATACAAGATGATATTTCATTTAGACCCCGCCAGACTCTACACCAATAGGAGCTATCTCCTACCCTGGCTCAAACAGGATACACTCATAGTCACTGACAATGATTTTGAAAATCACGAGCATGCCAGGCACCTGCTGAGTCAGCATCCAATCACCCACCGACTGTACGACATTACCCACAACCCGTTCCCCGATCACTATCTGGACCCGGCCTATACTCCAGTATTGACCAGCAACTTTGATCGTTGGTATAGTCCCATACCCGGGCATGTGTTTTTCCCAATATTTCCTTGGATTTTTAGCACTCAAAATTCTCAATGGTGGCAACCCTTGAGTTTTGACGCCGGCGCCCATAAAACCAAGGAAATCATGTGCCTGAATTACCATGCTCGGGACCACAGGACACAACTATGGGCAGAATTCAATCGTAGACAAATCATACACCGAATGGTCTATAGTTTTAGAGATCCTGGCCCCGACTCACAGTACGCCTATGCTTACCCTTTGCTGTTGCCCAGCGATCACACAGTCCAAACCTCGTTGGCCATGGGAGTCGAACACCCAGTATATGGCCAGACGGCGGTGAATCTGGTCACAGAAACCAGTGTCGATGTGCCATTCATCAGTGAAAAAACCTGCAAACCGTTTATGGCCAGACAGATACCCATTATAGTGGCCGTGCCGGGCATCAGTCAATTTTTACAAGACATTGGTCTAGACATGTTTGGTGACCTTGTGCCCTGGCACAGCTGGGATCAACAGACTGATTCTGTTGTGCGAGTCGGTATGATAGCCGAGTTTGTGGATCAATGGATCCGTGGCGGAACTATATTAAAGGATTACGAAACGGTACGGTCTCGAGTAGAAAAAAACAAGGCCTATTTTCACAGTGAAGAATTTGTGAATGTTGTTATGTATCAAATGCACAAGTTTAAATTTTAAACCAAGTTAGCTGTTGTTCAATACGACCAATCACTGTGACCCAGTCTCCTAGACCAGGTTGACGAAACAATCTGGCTGTGGGATACCAAGGACTTGAATCCTGGCCCAACAACCAGCGCCAGTCTACTCCATACCAGTTGAGTGGTATCCAGGTGGCACGCCCCAAAGCCGCCGACAAGTGTGCCACGGCAGTGTCTACTGAAATCACAACATCCATGTGGTGTAGCAAGGCCGCAGTGTCGGCAAAATTACGTATAGTGCCCGGATACTGGGCAACTCCTACCTGTGCAAGACCCGCTGTGGTGTCTGCATCAGCCTCGACCTGTAGATTGATCCACTCGTAACCGGGATTGCGGGCTATGAGATCTTGTGCAACTTTAAACGGCATGCCCTTGTGTCGATTGATCCAACTATCAGGTCGCCCCGACCAACATATACCCACCCGCATGCGTGTTTTTGGTCCCAGGCGCTGGCCCCATGCTGCCACCAGATCAGGGTCAGCTGACAGATAACTCAACTCCTGTGACAGATTTGTCAAGGTCACACCCATGACACCGGGCAGGCTCATAATAGGCGACCAGTAGTCAAAGTTGGCCGCTGTGTCGGCATGATCAATAACAGCATGAACTGCCGGGTGGTGTTGGAACAAGGGCGCTAGATTTGGGTTGGTTTGCAGGATTACTCTGGCCCCGGATGCATGCAAGGGTGCTAGAAATCTAGAAAACTGTATCACATCACCTAGACCCTGTTCGCCCACGACCAAGATGGTGCGACCTTTGAGATCTTGGCCAGTCCATCTAGGTTGCGTGAATTTGGGCAAGGTACCGGCCAGATGTTCAAATGTCCAGCGGTGCTCGTACTGCGGCCATCCGCGAGCATAATCACCTGCTAAGAGATAGGCCACTGCCAGATTGAAATTGGGAGTGGCCGCACCCGGAGCCAGTTGTATAGCACGTTGCAAAAATGGTATGGCTGCTTCGGGCTCGCCTATTTCTCTCAGCACATTGCCGTAGTTGTTGAAGGCTGATGCTGAGCCACGATCTTGCACAAAAGCCTGGGCATAATAGCTCAATGCGCCTTCGTAGTTGTTGTGTTCACGGCAAGCAGTGCCGGCATCAATAAGTTCTTCTGCTGTCATGGCAATATTTACGAATCTGTGCCCTAGCGCCCATAATTTACCAAAACGCATAAATACTTGTCAACGCAATTCGGCGTTTTATGCAGGCTTTAACCCCCTGCGTAGTGGCTAGAACCCACATTGGGCTTCTTTAAGGAGAAAACAAAATGGGACGTCCTCTCAAAATTAAAAAAATTATCGAAACCGGTGGCAACGGTAAAGACATTGGCTTTAATGCTCTTATCAGCTTGACCAATCCAGTGACTCCCAGCGATGTCTGGACAGGCACAGAATATCTTGGCGTAGTGGGCGGCGTACAGCCCCCGACTGTTGCAACTGCCGACTATCCTATTGTCAAGACTGAAGTCAACATTGCCAATAGTTCCAGCGGACAAACAGCAGGCTTGATCATACGTCAAAAAGGTTCAAGAAAATTCTTAGTAGCCACCACAGCTGGCATTGATCCTGAAAATGCGGTGATTGGTGGCTCGCCCACGGTGGCCTTGCGTATTCTTACAGTAGGCGACACCGACTGGTCAGCCATGGGTGCTCCAGTTGGATACGGTGTAGGCACACTGTTTACTCCTACAGCTGCTTCGGTTGCTGGCACAACAGGAACAGCTCAAGAAGTTGGCATCTGTGTTCTACAAAATGATCTTACTCCTACTGCTGGTAACATGAGTATTAGTTATTTTAGCAACGACAGTTCTGAAACTGCTGTCAGCAAAATTACCAACAAATTCTTGCAGAACTTTGCTGGTGGTGGCGCAGGCGGATCGGCAAATACCGGTGATGTGTGGAACGCAACAGCCACAGTCAACAATGTGGTGTTTGCTGACAACTTCTTCAGCGACGAAGGTGTTACAGCCAAGTCGGGTGCAGACGTAGAAACCTGGGCAGGTACCAACCAACTCAGCACAGGCAATCTGGACCTGGCCATTGTGGAAAATTATACTTCGTAATTTTACTGTGCCACAAAAATCCCTGCAGATAAGTACTGTGGGGATTTTTTATGACTCAAGCATTTGTGTTAGGCAATGGTATCAGTCGCAAAGCAGTTGCGTTAGAAAGCCTACGACCCTTGGGTACTGTGTATGGATGCAATGCCTTGTACAGAGAATTTACTCCCAATGTGCTAGTTGCGACAGATCGTCCCATAGCCACGGCCATACAGGAAAGCGGTTATGCTGCCCGGAATGTGTTTCACACACGCAGGCCCTTAGAAGGTAGCGGTGCTCATCCAGTGCCTGCGCCGTATTTTGGCTACAGTTCGGGTCCTATAGCATGTGCCCTGGCCGCACAAGCAGGCCACACACCAATTTATCTAGTGGGATTTGACATGGGCCCAGCAAAAAATCAGCAGTTTAACAATGTGTATGCTGGCACAGAATTTTATAAACCGCACACAGCCGCGCCCACCTTTACCGGAAACTGGATCAAGCAACTGATTAAAATAGCACAAGATTTTCCTTTGGCTAAGTTTGTGCGGGTACACGGGCCCACTACAGCTGAGATTACACAGTTTACTACAGTGCCAAATTTAAAATCCATGGATTTATCAGCGTTTCTAAATCAGTTTGCAATTACGCCACAAACACAGACTGTTGCCAACAGCTAAATACTACAACAGGAACTCAAATGGCAGATTATAAACGCATCAACGGCGATTACAACATACAGACACTGAATGCTGGTGACGAAATCAGGCTGACCACCAGCAATGTAGAAATCAACGGCAATCTTGCGGTTTCTGGAAATATATCAGCCAGCATTGTTACTGCTTCGTTTTTCATTGGCAGCGGTCAATTTCTAACCAATGTTGTGGCCAACATTGGTGCAGCCAGCATTTTACAGAATGGGTTCAGCAACGTCAACATACCGGTAACTAACGGTAATATTATATTTGGTGTAAATTCGGTGGGCAACGTGGTTGTGGTCTCAACACAAGGTATTGCCGTAAACACAGGCACCGCATCAACCAGCAATGTGACTGGTGCTATTAGAGTTACGGGCGGAGTTGGCGTAGCCGGCAATGTTTATGCGGATGCTGTGTTTTCTAATAATTTAGCGGTGTTGAATGTCAACAGCGTGATCAACGGTGGAACCTACTAGGATATTATAAGATGGCTAATCAAATTTTACTCAAACAAAGTTCAGTTGCCAACAGTGTGCCCACTACCAGCGACCTGGCATTTGGCGAACTGGCAGTTAACACAAACAACGGAAAAGTTTTTTTAAAAATAAACCCTGGCACCGGTAACGTTATTGCCACTGTGGGTCTGCAGGAAGCTCAATATGTTTACTATGTCAGCAAGAGCGGCAATGATGCCAATGACGGAAAATCACTCAGCACTGCATTTTTGACTTTGAAAGCTGCAGTCACAGCGGCCAATGTGATTACCACAGCAGACGTTGCTGCCAAAGTTTGTATTTTTCTCAAAAGCGGCGACTACACCGAAGACAACCCTATCAGCATGGCACCCAGAGTGACCATTGTGGGCGACAATTTACGATCTGTCTCGGTACGTCCGGCCAACCCTACTCAAGACATCCTGTGGGTACGCAACGGTTGCTATGTCACCGGTATCACCTTTAGAGGTCACTTGTCTCCTGGAGCTGCTGTGGCTTTTCCCAGCAATGGAACATCAGTCAACAACGTGATCAATACCAGTCCTTACATACAAAACTGTTCCAGTATCACCACCACTGGTGCCGGCATGCGTATTGACGGAGATCTAGCAGGCGGACTCAAAAGTATGGTATCCGACGCCTACACACAGATCAATCAAGGCGGTATTGGCGTGCATATCCTAAATGAAGGCTACAGTCAGCTGGTCAGTATCTTTACCATCTGCACCAGCGACGGTGTTCTAGCCGAGTCGGGCGGATACTGTAGCTTGACCAACAGTAACACCAGTTTTGGTGACATTGGTCTAAGAGCCGACGGAGTCAGTCCTGTGCTATACACCGGATTCAGTGACGGAGTAGATCAGATTAGCAATTTTATTACTGTGGATGGCCTGTCCAATCGACCATTCAACAACAATGCTGTCAGCTTTGACGGCGGCCTCACATATTTTACCATATACAATACCACCCCCTTGGTAAGTGGGCGTTCAACCTTGGAATTAGCAAGTGAAATTATTGTTCCTTTGCCCGATAACACGCCGGCTATATTTGTTCAACGCAGTACCATCAACGCCAGCTCACACACATTTGAATATGTGGGCACTGGTACCGACCTGGCCACAGCCTTACCGCAGGCTGGCGGCATTCCTATACAGGCCAACGAAGTGGTGCAGACCAACGGTGGCGAAGTTGTTTATACCAGCACAGACCAGCGTGGAGATTTCCGCATTGGTGACCAACTCACAATCAACAGTGTGCAAGGCACCATAACCGGCGAAGCCTTTGACCGAAGTCTTTTCGCTGTGATGACACCATACATACTAGCTATCGAGGGATAATACCATGGCATTTGGACTTAATATTTTTAAAACAGTAACAGCCGATCTAACCACAGTTGGAGACACAATCTACACAGCACCACCGTTATACAGTGCCATTGTGTTGTTGTGCCAGGTCACCAATGTGTCGGGCGGTACCGAAGAAGTCAGTGCGTCAGTTGTAAATCTAGATAGTAGTGAAACCAGCATAGCTGATAATTTTAGTATACCTGTTGGCGACTCGGCAGGCTTGCTTACTGGAAAACTAGTGCTGGAAGAAGGAGTTGGTTTTTCAGCATCGGCCAGCACCGACGGCACACTCAAGCTGGTATTAAGTATTTTAGAATCCAAGAACTAACCCATGGCACGATTACTATCAGGACGAGTTAAAAAAGTACCCGCCACTGAAGCGGATCCAGGCCGGTATGAATTTTTAGAACTGAGCCAGGCAGAACCAGATCTTGGAGTTCCGGCCACTGACGGTCAGGTCCTGGCAAGTACAACCACCGGCACACGCAGTTGGGTGGACCCAGATTTTGGGCCAATTGGAGCTACCGGTGCATCGGGCCTAGCCGGACCACAAGGACCACAAGGACCACAAGGACCATCGGGTGCCACAGGACCAGACGGAGCCACCGGCGCCACCGGCATTGAAGGAGCCACTGGACTAACAGGAGCCACTGGCCTGGATGGAGCCACTGGAGCCAATGGCCTAGATGGAGCCACAGGATTAACAGGTGCAACTGGCCTAGATGGAGCCACAGGCGCAACTGGCCCAGAAGGCGCCACTGGTCTAGATGGAGCCACTGGACTAAATGGCGCAACTGGAGCCAATGGCCTAGAAGGAGCCACAGGGGTAACAGGAGCCACCGGACCAGACGGAGCCACTGGTGCGTCAGGCATACAGGGCGAAATTGGAGCCACTGGCGAAGGAGCCACTGGCGCAAGTGGAGTTCAGGGCGAAATTGGAGCTACTGGTGCAAGTGGTTTAACAGGCACAACAGGACCACAAGGACCACAAGGACCACAAGGATTTGAAGGTGCCACAGGTGCAAGTGGCATACAAGGAGAGATCGGTGCCACTGGTGCATCAGGTGTTCAGGGCGAGATTGGAGCAACTGGTGCGTCAGGACCACCGGGTGCCACTGGCCTAGGAGCCACTGGCGCATCAGGAGTTAGAGGGTCAACAGGATTTGACGGAGCCACTGGTGCTGCTGGCACATCAGTGACCATTATTGGTTCAGTACCAGATGTAAATGTTACTCCACCCAATAATCCACAGACCACACTTAACGCGGCATTTCCGTCAGCTGTGGCAGGTAATGGAGTTATAGATGATGCAACTGGAAATCTATGGGTCTACGATGGCGCTGTTTGGAACAATGTGGGTCAAATCAAAGGTGATCAAGGATCTACAGGAGCTACCGGCGCATCAGGCATACAAGGACCTACAGGCGCAACAGGTCTTACCGGTACGCCAGGAGCGACCGGAGCCACCGGACTAACCGGAGCAACTGGAGCAGGAGCTACAGGCGCATCTGGCGTTCAAGGCAATGCAGGAGCCACCGGATTAGAAGGAGCTACTGGTGCCGGTGGCACACAGGGTGATGTAGGTGCTACAGGTGCAAGTGGTTTAACCGGCACAACAGGACCACAAGGACCACAAGGACCACAAGGATCACAAGGATCACAAGGATCCACGGGTGCATCAGGACTTACAGGTGCATCAGGACCCACAGGACCACAAGGACCACCGGGTGCCACTGGCATCACAGGAACACCGGGTGCCACAGGAACACAGGGTGCCACAGGTGCATCAGGCGCAACAGGTCCCACAGGAACACCGGGTGCCACAGGAACACAGGGTGCCACAGGTGCATCAGGCGCAACAGGTCCCACAGGAACACCAGGTGCCACAGGAACACAGGGTGCCACAGGTGCATCGGGCGCAACAGGTCCCACAGGAACACCAGGTGCCACGGGTGCATCAGGGCTTGCAGGCGCGACCGGTATAGGGGCAACTGGCATAGAAGGAGCTACAGGTGCATCAGGAATTGAAGGACCACAAGGACCACGTGGACCACAAGGGCCACAAGGATCAACAGGTGCGTCGGGTCTAACAGGTGCAACCGGAGCAGGTGCAACTGGCGCATCGGGCGCAACTGGACCCACAGGCCCAACCGGTCCTACTGGTGCAACAGGGTCTGGAGCCACTGGCGCATCGGGCGCATCAGGTGCAACTGGCGCATCAGGTCTCGTAGGTACTACCGGCCCACAAGGACCACAAGGACCAATTGGACCACAAGGACCTATCGGTCCTGCTGGTGCAACCGGAGCAGGTGCAACTGGCGCATCAGGCGCAACAGGTCCCACAGGTCCTACAGGACCACAAGGACCACCGGGTGCCACTGGTGTAGGATCATCAGGCACAATTGGATCTACCGGAGCTTCTGGTCCACAAGGACCACAGGGTGCCACTGGTGTGGGATCAACAGGCACAATTGGATCTACCGGAGCTTCTGGTCCACAAGGACCACAGGGTGCCACTGGTGTGGGATCAACAGGCACAATTGGATCTACCGGAGCAACTGGATTTCAGGGCGCCACCGGCACAATTGGAGCAACTGGAGCAAGCGGATTAGCCGGCCCTGGCAACACTATCCTAGCTACTGATACTACCGACAACTCAACATTTTATCCTGTGTTTGTGCCGGCAGTTAGTTCAAATCAAACTGTATTTGCTGACGATCCTAATTTGCGATACATACCTGCTACTGGTATATTTTTTGCCAATGCTGTGTCGTTGGTAGGCAACGTTACTAGTGGAAACGTAATTGTTTCTAATAACATTAGCGGCGCCACACTGATTACTGCAACCACAATGTCGGCTTCGGGAAACATTACTGGCAATGCATTAATTTCAAACAGCTCTATTACCGGTACCAGCCTGTCAGTATCAACTGGCAGTATTACGGTGGGCAACATAGTCAATGCCAATGGCAATGGAGTGGGTAATATTGGCTCGTCCAGCACCTATTTCAATACCATATTTGCTCAAGCCACATCAGCACAGTACGCTGACTTGGCCGAACACTACGAATCTGATGCCAACTATGTTCCGGGAACAGTAGTGGTGTTTGGTGGACACAAGGAAATCACGGTTACACAAATGCGGGCAGATGCCAGAGTGGCCGGGGCGGTGTCAACCCAGCCAGCTTATTTGATGAATACGCAGTGTGCAGGTTTACCAATAGCCTTGCGAGGTCGTGTGCCAGTGCAAGTAGTAGGTCCAGTGGCCAAAGGCGACAGCCTAGTCACCAGTACCGAATCTGGCTATGCCGAAAGTGTAGGACAAGATACATCCTACGGTCAGGCAGTGTTTGCTAAGTCTTTAGAAACTGATCTAGCTCCTGGCAAAAAAAACATTACAGCGGTGATATTGTAACAGGTTAGCAGGCACAGTGATTGGCAAGGCTGTACAGGGCCATGCAGGTGGTGCTGTAATTATTGAGCTAGGTCTGCTGTTGTATAGTTTGAATTTTACTTTGTACAGCATCAAAATTCACAGTTGACCACAGACCAGGATGCATGGGTTTGGGCCATATGCCCGAAGCCAACCAGGCCCAGCCAGTGTGTTCGTGATTTAGATCAGGTACAAATTCCTGGGCTACACTGCAAAAAAAAGTATGATATGCAAAATGCTGGTCGCTAGTGGTAAATTTTTCTAACGGCACCAAACGGATATAGTTGGGCATGGCTCCTAGTTCTTCTTTACACTCTCTTGTGATTGTTGCCATCAAAGTTTCGCCAGGCTCGATACGTCCTCCGGGCAGGCCCCAAGAGTCAGGATGTTTGGCGTCATCACGCATGAGATACAGGTATCGACCTGTGTTGACAGCATAAAACCAAACGCCAACTGCTGCTACAGCACTAGTCTCCATGTGCCTCCCGGATAAAGACCTTGATAACTTTTGATCCACGCGGTACCAGTCCACTCGTACTGTATGCCTGTGGTAATATTTGTAACGTACTGCAGATTGTCTGGACTTGACGTTGATTCAAATGCCACAATCCACTTGGCACCGTCATATTCAATTATGTCATTGGCTTGTGCCACTAGCGGTTGTCCATCATTGCCTTGCCAGATCACAGCGTTTCCCTGATTGTATGTACCTGTGGCCTCAGTCAACAGATACCTTTGTCCTGTTGCATCGAGTGGCAGTCCTGATCCTGGGCCCGATCGCAAAGGATCGATTACAGCAGTCACTGGATTAAGTGTGTTGCCCGGCACTGTGTCTTCGTCTACACTAAACAACAGGAACCGATCGTCAGTGGGGTCAAATGCCACGGTGCCAATTACTTCGGAACCGTCCTGTTGTTCCAGACGGATCTGGCTAATACCTGGTCTTAGCACACCATACAAGCCCACAATGCTGGGCCACAGTAGATTGCTGTCAGGCGAATCTGCTGGAGTTAAACTGGTGTTGGGTTCATCCACGACCTGTTGTTGCCGTAAAGCCTGCAGTTGATTACCAATCAACAAGGTCTGATATGAATAAGGGGTAATGACCTGTCGTGTGCCCAACAACAGATCATTGTCTAGGATAGCATTAGAAGCGTCTCCTTTGGCGTCAAATACATTGGCCACAATACGTTCGACCACACCCAGTTTCTTGACCTTGGCCGGACTGGACAACCATATGGGCAGAGTAAATGTCAAGGTGCTGATGTCTATGGAATTGTCTGTGCCAATTGGTACAGTTCTACTACTCCATTTGGTGCTTTGTAGCTCGCATACCGACAGGCTGGTCCAGTCAATGTAGTTGTCAGTGCCTTGTATTTCCAGGGCCGGATTGAACAGCACAAGAATCTGTTCCAACAGTTGGAATTTTTGATTGGTATTTGAAGTCCAGATATCTAGATTCATGGTCAGTTTGTAAGGCACTGGCATGAGACGATCTATGGTAAATGCATTGCCCTGTGTGGTTTCATAGGTGTCAGTGTCCGCATCATAGGTGCGTTGACGCACAGCAATGGTGCTGATAAAATTGGGTTCTTGTATCCTGGGCCGATCATAGTCCAGTGCCGTGATATAAAAGGTCATCATGGGTGTGGATGGCATGGTGCTGGCCGAGTTGTTGTTCAGCACAGTCTGTGCCTGTCGGCTCCAATCGCCATACTTGACCGGCACACGTATTAAGGTATGATTGGCGCCTTCTTCGTCACGTCCGTACTCCACATTGAAGTTTGAAAATATTCTAGCAAACTGCAACATGAAACGACGTATTTGTTCATCGTAAAAAAAAGTTGGACCTGAAAATGTTGGCATCTATCGTCCTGGTGGTCTAGGGTTGGGTGGCAGGTTGCCGCCAGCGTTGCCGTTGTCGGCCAGTGGTTTGAGTATTTCACTAAGACTCTGACGACTAGGTATGTTGCCTTGATCTGTAGTGGCCACAGTGTAGGGATTGTTTACAAAACTGGCACGCTGGGTCAGCGCACCTTGTGCCAGATCCAGATCGGTGCGTACATCTTCTTCAATCTTGATCCATCTGACACCGTCATAACGGAACAGGCGATTGGGAAAGTAGTCTAATCGCAGAGCATAGTCACCAGGTGCTGGATTGGGCGGAAAGCTGACCCCGGGTGTGACCGGAAGGCCGTTGGGCGGAATAAGATATCCTGTTGCAGGATCCTTGCTACCGGTAAGATAGCCCATGGTATAGCCAAATCCCCGAGGAGTGACCCCCTCACCTGGTTGTTCACCCGAGGCTGTGGCTATACCGTCCGAAGTGACCAGACCTGAACTGGCTGGTTCGCCGCCATTGGTGGGCAAGATGTAAAATTTACCGTTTTCGTATCCACTCAACGGCACTTCGGCATAGGCCTGTGTTAAGATGGCATCGTTAATGGCTAGATCTTTGGGTCTGGTTGAATCCTTGTCGCCCACTGTGGCAGGATTGGCAATCACTGCCCAGTAGGTAGTATCGGTAATAGGAGTGCCAGCTGGCACAGGTCTAATGGCCTGATAAAATGCATCACCATCCTGTACTGTTTCGCCAGCAGGATAAAAATTTCCTGGATCCCAAATGTTGGGCGGCATAAATGGCCGATCCATGATCTGCTTGTATTCTTGTGCGTTGACCAAAGGTGTGGCCTGCACTCGCCACAGGTGTGGCAACCAGGTCTGACTAAATCCTTCGCTGGCAAAATTGCCTTCTTGTACCACATAATATCTGGGTAAAGCACGACTTAGTCCAGTATCCAGTGGATTGTAATCCAACAAATTAGGCAGTTCAAACACATCACCTGCCATCAGCTTGCGACCAAATGTGTCAATCATGTCGTTGTAGTGGAAAGTAATGTACAGGGTGTCGTTGTTGAGAAACAGTCCAAACTGTGTCAAGTTAAAATCAATATCCTGCACGCGGTACACACCGCGCATGACAAAAATGTCTGGATCATAGGCACGATCACGGTTTTCGCCCAGCAGCAGATCTTCCACAAACAAGGGATTCTGTGTGTCATATACCGGCAAGGTAGCGTCAGCATCGCCTACATCACCGGTCTGCGGCCCTAGGTATTTGTGTACAAAAATGTCAAGACCGCCCACAGTGTACATTTCACTGATGTTGCGATCAAGATATTGGTAATCTTTAGTGCGGTTGGGTCTGTAGAGTGACAGGCGTGGCATAGTAGAGTATTTATGGGTCAATTTGACCAACTGTCCCAAACACTGTATAATTACAGGTATGGATGAATTGTATACCAGACTAGATCAAGCAGAACGCAAAATAGCCCAGGTCACTAACAAAGTGGCCCGTAGAGATCTGCTGAAAATGGTGCAAACTATAGATCGTGCCATGGTGGCAGCTGATCAGGCCAGTGTGGAATGTCGTAGACTGCACAGGGAAACACTGCAATATCAGGAACTGGTAGCACAAGCACAGGCCCTGATCACAAATCTGGAACAGCATGTAACATTTGCGGTTCTCCTGGGTGGTTGACTCAAAACGGTCAACCCTGCTATACTTGTAAAATAATCTGTGGAGAGTACATGAACGCACGAGCTACCAACGTAATAAAACCGTTGAATCCCAAAGGGGCAGAAACCAAATATGTAGGACACGAACCTGCGTGGAAAATCCAGCCAGAAGCCAACAATCGCATCAGTGCGTTCAGCAAGGCCTTTGCCTGGTATAACTACCACTATGGCAAGCGTGACGCCAAGGAGATGCTGTGCCAGTACCTAGAGATCAACAACAGAAGCCGAGATGCTAAAACCATGCGTGGCATTCCGGACAGTCAGATACGACTCACACCGGCCTGGGTGTGCAGAATGACTCTGATGGGTCTAGTGTTGAATGAACACGAACAAGGTATCATTGACGATCAAATAGCCAACATGCTTAAGATTAAACAGGAAGCCAAACGTGAAAAATCCGAAGTAGATGCCGAAGCCGCAGTGGCCAAGCTGACCATTCAGGATCATCTACGTGAAAAGGTCAGTGAGTGCGCCGGAGAACTAGAAGGCATGTTTGATGAATTTATCCGGGCCGGCGCCAAGATGAGTGCCGACTGGAAACCCATTGCACAAATCCGCGGCATGAACATCAGCCCCAACATGGTGGGTACCATTGGTGATGTGTGGAAGATCAAACTGGCAGAGTTTGAAGAAGTGCTAGAAGGTGCAGATGCCGATCTAGTGGAAGGCTACAGTCATCTAAGCAAAAATCAGCTCAAGCAGTGCGTGAAATTTATTGAGCAGGTTATTGCTGACTGTAGCAGTTATGTCAGCATCAAGAAAACTGAACGCAAACCTCGAGCTAAAAAAGCAGCAAATCCAGTCAAGGTAGTGGCCAAGTTCAAGTATCTTAGAGAGTTTGAAGAACTCAAACTCAAGTCAGTTGCCTCAACTGATTTAATAAATGCCAGCGAAGCCTGGCTGTATGACACTGCCAAGCGCAAGTTGATTCATGTGGTTGCTGACAGCCACTTAGGCACGTTTACTGTTAAAGGATCTGCTATTATTGCGTATGACGCATCACAAACTGTGGCAAAAACTCTACGTAAACCAGCAGAGCAACTCAAAGGTATTGTTGGTGCTGGTAAACCAGCTGCCAGGAAAGCGTTTGGTGATATTAAATCCACAGAAACCAAGTTCAACGGTCGCGGCAACGAGAATTTAGTTATTTTGAAGGCGTGGTAGTTTCTTATATTTTCCACGCTTTTTTCCTAACTTAGCTAATCTAATTTTATCAATAGTAGATTGAGGCGTAACTTTACCTTTAAGAGATTGACTAATATTAGCTCGCCATTGAGAAATCTCATCTGGGGTGCGAGCTAACATAGTAGCTTGTCTTTTAGCTTTTGTACTGACTGAATGAGGAGCAGTGTTTTTACCTTTATTACCTTTACTGATTTTATCGCGAGTCTCTTGCGTTCGTAATACTCCGGTGCCCCCATCGCCGCCGTCTGTTTTATTGTACAAAACGCCCGTATTATTATCTATTCTACCGTACCAGCGAATAAATTTACGTTCTAAGATAAATGCTCCCATCTCGAGTAATCCGTAACTTACTATAACGATTCTTGATGTATCCTTGGGAGTTTGTATCCCGCCATATTTGCCAGTAGTTTTATTTTTTATTCTGTGAGTGACCCATGCTCTGATGTTGCAACCTTTACCACAATAATACGGAGTATCGTCTTCTCTTAGATAGAGATAAACGTAAAAGCCAGGCGGCGGATTATTTTTTGTAAATATCATTGCTGATTGCTCCTTCAAAGCGTTAGAGTAGTTGGGAATTCCACTTCCGCGAACTACACCTTTATTTATATAAATACAGGGAACACGGAGTTTCCTAAATGACAGCCCAAAGTACACAAGCACAAAACAGCCTAGAAACACTCAAACAACAACTGTTTGATTATGTACAACTGACCCTGGGTGGTCAGATTGTGGACCTTGAATTGGATGCCGATCACTATGAAACTGCTTATCAGCGCACTATTGGCACTTACCGTCAACGGGCACAAAATGCCTATGAAGAAAGCTACACCTTTATGGAGTTGGTCACAAACGTCAACATCTATACCTTGCCGCAGGAAGTGATCACTGTGCGGCAAATATTCCGCAGAACCTTTGGCGACTCAACTGGCCCGTTTGCCAGCAATTTTGATCCATTCAGTCAGGCTTCGATGAACGTGTATCTCATGAACTTTAACGTGGCCGGTGGCCTGGCCACTTACGACTTTTACAGCCAGTATGTGGAACTGGCTGGGCGAATGTTTGGTGCTTATATGAACTATACCTGGAATCCTGTGACCAAAAAACTGCAATTGATCCGAGATCCAAAAGGCACCGGAGAGAATGTTCTGCTTTGGACATACAATTTGAAACCCGAAATAAACTTGTTAAGCGATTTTCAAATTAATCAATGGATCCGCGACTACATGGTTGCTGCTTCCAAAATGATTATTGGCGAAGCACGTGAAAAGTTTGGAGCCTATGCAGGCCCACAGGGCGGCAGCCAACTTAATGGTACACAACTCAAAACCGAAGCGCAAACACAAATGGACATTCAAATTGAAGGTCTCAAAAATTATATCGACGGCAGCCAACCAATTACCTGGGTAATCGGATAGATTGACACAGACCCGATGTAGTGCTATAATAGCACTATGTCCAGCCATTTAATGATCGATATTGAAGGACTTGCTACAGGTCCTGACACCACTATATTAACTATAGCAGCCCAATCCTTTGACCCGTTTGCCACTGGATATTTTGATCGAAACTACTATGCTAGAATCACTCTGGAAAGTCAGGAAGATCGCGCTATTGATGATGGCACCTTGGCCTGGTGGGCCACGCAACCTGCAGCCGCACGAGAAGAAGCGTTTGGAGAAGATGACCGTGTTCCCCTGCCCGACGCACTGGATGAACTGTATCGATTGGCCTGGCAACATGATTATATCTGGGCCAATGGACCCACATATGACATGAACATTCTGGAGCATGCCTTTAAAAGCCACAACATGGCACTGCCGTGGAAGTTCTATCGGGTACGTGATGCCAGAACAGTTTACAGCCTGTGGCCCGGCTGTCCTAAACCACCCACTAGTCATCATGCCCTGGAAGACTGCCGTAGGCAGATTGACATGTTACAGGCCACACTACGACACTTAAATGTAAAGGAAATACGATGATCATTGGCATAGCAGGCTTTCAAGGCTCAGGCAAAGACACCATAGCAGATTATCTACAAAACATCTACGGATTCAAACGTGATAGTTTTGCAGCCACTCTTAAGGATGCTGTGGCTGCTGTATTTGGCTGGGATCGCAACCTGCTGGAAGGCCGTACAACAGAAAGCCGTGTTTGGCGTGAACAGGTAGATTCATGGTGGGCCAACCGTTTAAACATGCCCAACTTGACTCCACGCTTGGTATTACAAAAGTGGGGCACAGAGGTTGCTAGAAAATCCTGGCATGACGATACCTGGATTGCCAGTCTTGAAAACAAGTTGACTCGATCACACAATGACATTGTTATTACAGACGTTCGCTTTCCCAACGAAATACAAGCAGTTAGAAATGCAGGTGGCATGGTAATTCGTGTGGTCCGCGGTCCTGAACCCGAGTGGTATGATTTGGCTATTGAAACAAATAGCGGCACATTCAATCACATGGCCCGAGCTTATCCCGAAGTACACCCTAGCGAATGGGCCTGGGTCGGTACACAGTTTGATGCAGTAGTTGACAACAATGCCAACGGCATGGATCATCTGTATCGGCAGATCAACGGTCTGGTTCTAGATCTCCGGGCCGCCACGGTAAATCAGACTTAACTATGTCTACCGCACAGTTTTGACATATAGTTTTTAAGTTGCGAACTGTGGTGTTGTTCATATTGCCATCTACATGATATACCATAAGTTGAGCTGAAAACTTGGCCCTAAACCCACAGCGATCGCAAGTGGGTTTTTTCTTGTAGCCGGCAGTTTTCCATCTAGGATCAGACGGTTTGAGTTGGCGCCCACGCTTGATGCAACTTTCACACAATTTGCGGTACTGTATACGATCATCACGATGATAAGCCACGGCTCTGGGTCGCTGATTACAGGCCTGGCACAAGGGTCTCATGCAGATATTTATTGCTAACCCTACTGGATAGGGACGCAATCCAACCTAGTTTTTGCCATTCTCCATAAATATCATTACTTAGAAAAAAGGATTTACCATGGCACTAATATCACCTGGCGTACAAGTTACCATAATTGACGAAAGTCAATACATCCCGGCTGCTACCAATTCGGTTCCCTACATCTTGTTGGCCACTGCGCAGAACAAAGTATCGGGCGCAGGAGTAGGAGTTGCAGCTGGAACTCTGGAGGCTAATGCCAACAAAACTTATCTAATAACCAGTCAGCGCGACCTTAGCGCCACATTTGGTGTGCCATTCTTTTACAAAACCACAGCCGGCACTCCTATCAACGGCTACGAACTTAACGAATATGGTCTATTAGCAGCCTACAGTGCTTTAGGTGTGTCAAATCGTTGCTATGTGCAACGTGCCAATATTGATTTGAGCGAACTTACAGCCACCCTGGTTCGCCCCACTGGTAATCCTAACAACAATACCTATTGGTTGGATACTGCCAGCACTGTGTGGGGTATTTTTGAGTGGAATCAAACTACTGCTGCGTTTACCAACAGGGTTCCGGTTGTGATTACTGATCCGGCCGACTTGCAAACATCCAGCAGTGTTCCTTCTAATACCATTGGCAACATTGGTGATTATGCTGTGGTTGCAACGGACGAATATTCTCGTATTGCACTTTATTACAAACGCGGCGGCCCTACCTCTGCTCAAGCGCCAGGCTGGACTGCAGCCGATAACCTTATCAACACCTGGGTACAGATCGGCAACGACGATTGGAAAACTGCCTGGGCCACAATACAAGGCGCAAATGCTCCAACATCGCTCACAGCCGGCAATAGTATTGGCATCAACGACATTACAGTAGCAGTGCCAGCCAGCCCCAACAACACAGTTGCGGGTCTTGTTGCGGCTATCAATGCAGCACTCAACACCGACGGCGTATATGCCGCTGTAATTGGTGGACGATTAAATTTATACGCCGACAGTGAAGCTACCAACGACGCCAGCACACTGGGCACAGGAATTATTGCCATTGACAATGTGTCAGGCACACCTTTGGCCACCTTGGGAATTACTGCGGGTCAGTATGCTGCTCCAGATTATCTTAGTGCGTATAGCTTTCAAGTACCCCGTTGGAGAAGCACAGATACCACACCTGAGCCCACTGGATCGGTCTGGCTCAAAATCTCCAATGTGAATTTGGGAACCAATTTGGTAGTTAAGAATTTTGACTCAACCCTGGGTGTGTTTGTACAACAGGCCTGCCCGGTGTACTCAGGTGATACCGCAGCTCTCAATGGACTTGATCCCAGTGGCGGCGGCCAAAACATTCCAGTTGGCTCAACCTATGCCCTGTCAGATCCAGACACTGTGGGTCAGCCATCAATACCCCCACTGGGTGGATTTGAAATTTTAGAAAGATTTGCGTCTGGTCCAACTATAATCACCGGCAACGACACTACACCTGGTCCGTTTGTTGCAGGTAACACATTCAGTTTGCAATATACACAAGCTGGCACAACAGTTGATCCTATAGCACTAGTGACTCTGTCGGGTACCACTGTGGACGCTTTTTTGACTTCAGTTAGTGCTGCATTGCCTAGTGGCAGTCCGGTCAGTGTCTCGGTCAACAGTTCTGGTGCTTTAGTATTCACTCATAGTGAAGGCGGAAGCATATTTTATTATCCAGGCAATAACGGATATGTGCCGTTGACCTCAGCTGGATTTGTAGCTGGAACCACCCGTGGTGTTAGACAAGCTAACCTAGATCAAACCTATGTGATATTAAGCAATTGGGTCACTGCACCAACATTTACCTATGCATCCAGTGACACCGCCCCTGACCAGGATCCAGCCGATGGCCAACTCTGGTACTATAGTGCCACAAACGAAGCTGACATCATGATACAAAACAATGGAGCTTGGCGTGGTTATCAAACTGTGTCCAATGATGTGCGTGGTGATAATCTGACTCTGACCAATGCCGCTGGCCCTATTTTTAGTGCGGTAGCACCCACAACACAAACCAATGATTCACTGAGTCCGTTGCAGTATGGTGATCTATGGATTGATACCAGTGATTTAGAAAACTATCCAGTAATATACCGTTGGAGCACAGTTAACAACAACAACGAGTGGGTGCAGATTGACAACACAGACCAGACCACCGAAAATGGTATCCTGTTTGCGGATGCACGCTGGGCCCCTAACGGCACTACCAATCCTATCACAGACCCAATACCTCCCATTGCGTCGGGTACAACACCCTTGATTACCAGCAGTTATTTGGATCTGGATGCCCCAACACCAACTTTGTATCCACAAGGTACTCTGTTGTTCAACACACGTCGCAGTGGATTCAATGTAAAATCGTTCCAGGTTAACTATTTTAACTCTACTACGTTTCCAGACGAAACTCTGCCTGCGCAGACCAATGCCTGGGTTACTGCATCCGGCAACCGGGCCGACGGCAGTCCCTATATGGGTCGGCAGGCACAGCGTGCTATAATTGTAGCCGCACTCAAGAGTGGTATTGATACCAGTACCACAGCTAGAGAAGAGCAGTTGGTCTACAACTTGATTTCGTGCCCACAGTATCCAGAACTGACCCTAAATCTAGTGGCACTCAACAACGAGCGCAACAACACAGCATTTGTTATTGCCGACACTCCGTTACGGTTGACACCAAACGAAGTGGTTGATTTTGCCACCAATAACAACGGACTGGGTCTGCCTGCTGAAGATGGACTTACTACCGGCAGTATCTATGCCGGCACATTCTACCCGTCATGCCAGACCACCGACCTGTCGGGCAGTCCTGTAGTACAACCACCCAGCCACATGATGATTCGTACTATTATTCGTAGTGACGAAGTGGCATTTCCTTGGTTGGCACCAGCCGGAACACGACGCGGTGTAGTAGACAATGCCACACAGATTGGCTACATCAATGCACAAACAGGTGAATTTGAAAGCCTAGGTGTGCGTCAAGGCTTGCGCGATGTGCTGTACGAAAATCGTATCAACCCAATCACCTTTGTGCCTGGAGTGGGTATCACCAACTTTGGTAACAAGACCTTGACCAGCTTGACCAGTGCATTGGATCGTATCAACGTGGCACGTCTGGTAGCATTTATTCGTGGACGTCTCGAAGTCATTGCCAAACAGTACCTGTTTGAACCCAATGATCAAATTACACGTAATGAAATTACCAATGCTATCACCAGTTTGATGATTGATTTAGTGGCCAAACGCGGTATCTATGACTATCTGGTTGTGTGCGATTTGACCAACAACACCCCGGCTCGTATTGACCGTAACGAACTGTATGTGGACATTGCTATCGAACCAGTCAAAGCAGTTGAGTTCATTTATATTCCAGTTCGGATCAAGAATACTGGAGAAATTGCTAGTCAATCAGTATAAGGAACAGGGCGGAATCCGCCCTGTATCTCAGCATAAATAACAGTATATAGGAGAAGAACAAATGGCCGTTTCATCGTTAAGCAGAATGACAGTGCCCTTGGCAAGTGATCAAAGCAATCCATCGCAGGGCTTACTCATGCCCAAACTCAAATACCGCTTCAGGGTATTTTTTGAGAACTTTGGAGTTTCGAGTCCAACTACAGAATTAACCAAACAGGTTATGGACTTTACCCGCCCCAGCGTAACTTTTGCTGATATTGATCTTCCTATCTACAATAGCACAATTAAACTGGCCGGCAAATACACTTGGGAAAATATCACATGCCAGGTACGCGACGATGCCGGCGGCAACGTAGCACGCTTGGTTGGCGAGCAATTACAAAAACAATTAGACTTTTTGGAACAAAGCTCGGCTGCTTCGGGAATTGACTATAAGTTCTTGACCAAATTTCAAATTCTTGATGGTGGTAACGGTGCTAATGAACCTGTGGTATTAGAGACCTGGGACCTTTATGGTTGTTACCTGCAAGGCGTTAACTACAACAATATGGATTACGGTGTTAGTGAAGCTGTAACTATTGCCATGACCATACGCTTTGACAACGCTATACAAAGCCCAGTTGGTGTTGGTGTTAGTGGAACAGTTGGAAGAACCCTAGGTGATGTGGCCACTGGTGTAGGAACCGCAAGTTAAACTATAATGAGCTACTTTGGCGAAGATTTCCTCAAAGGATTCTTCGGCGCCGACGGTCTTAAGGACTATAGTCATGCGGCCAAGACCTTTCGTACCAACGGCTACGAACTCACACCGCGTTACAAGTTTCTTTTTCATGTGTTTTTTACCATAAACACAGGACAAATTCCACAGTTGGCCAATGCATTTGGCGATGGCGATGTAGCCACAGTGGGGCTCATGGTCAAGACTGTGCAGTTACCTACCTACAGTATTACTGTGGACACTATGAATCAGTACAATAGAAAAAAACTGGTTCAAAGCAAGATCAATTATAACCCAGTGCAGATCGTGTTCAACGATGATCAAAGCGACTTGATTCGTAACATGTGGTACAACTACTATCGTTACTACTATAAAGATTCAACCTACAACTATGACAATGCAGCCAGTATCAACGGCAGCATTGGTCGATTACAAACAGAAACAAATGGATTTGGCTACGGCACTGGTGATATTTACGAAAACAGTCGTCAGGTCAACGACTGGGGTTATGCCGGTGAAGGCTATCAGGACGCTTTGGCCTTGCCTGGTTCCACAGTAAATCCCACTACCAAACCACCATTCTTCCGTGACATCAAGATCTACGGACTTAGTCAGAAAAAGTTTGCCAGCTATGTGCTGATCAATCCCATGATCACAGAATGGCAACACGACACCTATGACTACAGTCAAGGTGGTGCAACCATGACCAATAGCATGACTGTGGCATACGAAACAGTCAAGTATTTCAATGGTTATACAGGCGGCAATCAGCCCAGTTCGACCGTGGTGGGTTTTGCAGATCCTAACCGCTATGTTGTGACTCGTAGTGCTTTGGCTCGCCCAGGATCAACTTCCACAGTGTTTGGTCAAGGCGGTCTGGTTGATGCCGGTGTTGGATTGTTACAAGATCTCAATGCCTTGCAAACTGGACAGGGAGGCCTACAAAACGTGTTGGGTGCGGTACAGAAAGCCGGCACAGCATTTGAAACATTCAAAGGCAAAAACATTGCCAGCATAGCCAATCAAGAAGCTCGACAAGCAGCACCCCAGATTCTACAGGCTGCTCTTCCAGGTGCAGTAAGGCAAGCAATTAATGGGGCCAACGGACAGTTGTTTCCTAAAGCTCCTAGCCTAGGAACTGGAGTGGGCTCCGGTATCCTAGGCCCTAGTTCGCGGATTGGATTTTAAATGGGTACTACAGTCAACTACGCCAATCCCAACATTGACGGAACAGTTAAAATATTTGATCAGTTTTATGCCTATGAGGCCAATGTGCCACAACTTCAGTACGATGCGGTCAATAGCTACTTCCGCAGTGTGTTTGATACTGAAGAAGCAGCCGGCAATTTTACTGTGTCGGTGTTCAGAATTAGCGAAAGTAGTGGCATACCGGTTATGACCTTGTTGCAGGAATTTCAAGGACAGTCAGCCCCAGAAATAACCCTGACCCTGGCCTACTATCTCAACAACACTCGCAGCAGTTCAACCCTGCTGGGATTAAATGTTGCCACTCAACCTAACTTTTATGCCGCCAGGAATGTAAGGCAGTAACATGTCCAACAAGTTCCGCCAGGGCTTTTACGAAATAAAAAACATGCAAAAGTACGTGGGCAAGGGTCGCCCCAAGTACAGATCGGGCTGGGAAATGACTTTTATGATGTTTTTGGACAACAACGAACACATCATACAGTGGGCCAGTGAAAGCGTCAGTATACCTTATCGTAATCCCATTACCGGTAAAGCCAGCATGTATGTGCCAGATTTTTTGGTAACCTATCGCAATCGTGACAATACTGTGCGTGCAGAATTAATTGAAATTAAACCCAAAAGTCAAAGTATCATAGAAGAACGGCAAAGCCAGCGTGATCGTGCGCAGGTAGCTATTAACTACGCCAAATGGGATCAGGCAGTAAAATGGTGCAGAGCCAACGGCCTGACCTTTCGCGTAATTACCGAAGATCAGATATTCCACCAAGGCAACAAGAAAAAATAGGCTCATGTTGTACCGGTAAATACGGTATGACTAGAAAACTTGAGTCCTTGTTTGACCTACCACCTTCTGACGAGCCGGCAACCGCAACAAGTCCTGATATAATACGGGCTGATATAGTGGCCATCGATGCGGCCATAGACAAAATAGATGCTGCCTTGCCTGCTGTGCGTGATCTGGATGCCAGTGATCAAGAGCTGGATGACATAGCTGCCAAAGCCACAGAAACTTTTGAAAACTTAACCGATCTAGGATTCAATGTGGACAGTCGTTTTGCCGCAGAACTGTTTGCTGTGGCCGGAACCATGCTGGGCCATGCACTCACAGCCAAAACTACCAAGCTACAAAAGAAATTAAAAGTGCTGGATCTGCAGATGAAAAAACTCAAACTGGATGCAGATGCGGCCAAAAACACCGGAGAAGAGCCTATCCAAACTGCACATGCCCAGGTGCTGAGTCGCAATGATCTGCTGGAAATGATCAAAGGCAGTCGAGACCAAAACAATACAAAAGCATAAATATCATATAGGGACACAAACATGAAAAATTTTCAAGAATACCTGGCCGAAAGCCAAAGAACTTATAATTACAGAATCAAAATTGTGGGCGATGTTGCGCCAGATTTTGTCAAAATGCTGGAAGAAAAACTTCGACAATTTGATCCTGTAAAAATTTCAACCATTAAAAAAACACCCATACAGGCCAAGCCTGCAGACTTTCCTGCTGCTGCCAATGAAAGCGTGGCCAGCATGGATGTAGAGTTTCGCTATCCAGCCATTGAGCCACAGATACAACAGCTGGCACAACTGCTGGGTCTAAATCCCAATCGTATCCGCTTGCTGACTACTGCTTACGAAGACAGCATGGCTGAAGAGAAAGACAAGATTGCGGATCAAAACAAAGACCTATTGACCGACACAGACTATCCTGCACCTGATGCAGAACAACGGGCACTCAGCAAGGACTATTCAGCTGATCCGTACAAGCATGCTGTGTTGAAAAATGCTTACCGCAGTGAATTCACTGTGGCTGGTGGTAAAACACCTCCTGCAGAAACCACAAACGATTTACCAATGGGTAACACCAGCCCAATGACCAAAGTCAAGAGACCACCACGCCCTGCAACCGGCGCCAACCCAAGAGGATAATTAGAATGACATTTTTTTACGATCTCAACAAACGCCTGGCCGACTTGGCTAAAAAACAAGACCTCACTGAGTCTGTACAAAGTGAGGCTAAAACTAAAAGACTTCCGGGTTTGCCGATTACTCAAAAAGATGTAGAGAAAAAATTTGGTGGATCAATGATTAAAATGGCTCAAGCAGCCAAGGAAGCTGGGTTTAGTGATGCTCGCATTGCTCAAGCTATGGACGACTTAAAACAAGGTAAAAATCCTAATGATCTAGCCGAAGCCGATTACTCAGCTAAAAAAGCTGCCGCTGGTAAAGACATTGGCAAGCCTGGAAAAATGTTTAGTAAGATTGCCAAAAGTGCAGGCAAAGAATACGGTAGCAAAGCAGCCGGGGAACGTGTGGCCGGAGCTGTATTAAATAAGTTGCGTGCCAAAGAAAGTGTTGACAAAGCCGAAGTAGACGAAAGCGCACTCCAGGCCTACATTGGCGACAAAAAATATGGCAAGAAGGGCATGGATGCACTTCGCAAGGCCGGACGTGAAGGTGCCAGCAAAGACAAAATGAGTCAGATCCGCAATCGTTACGACAAAATGGACGAAGCCGACATGGAAGAAGGCAATGAGTTTAGTGGCGAGTTAGCGCAAGCCCGTGCGTCTGGTGCAAAAGAATTCAAAGTCGATGGCAAGTCATATCCAGTCAAGGAAGGCGGAACGCCAATGACACCTAAACAAAAATCATTTGCTAAACTAGCACCTCCTGCCAACAAGATCACATTTGCTGACAAGATTGCCGGCGCCAAGAAAGAAGTTGATGAAATGTTGGGTGATGTGGCCGCAGAAGCAATTAAAAGTGCTGTTGGAAAAAAGAAAGAACCACGTAGCAAGGGCACAGCGTTTGATCCAGAAGTGCTCAAGACCATGACAGCTACAGACCGGCATCCACGCTACGATGTCAAAGATACAGGTTATTCAAAACGTTATACTCGTAAGGTCCAAGACGAACCTGCTGATGATGCAGAAGTCAGTACAGAACCCAAGAAAAAGGGTCGTCCAAAGGGACCAGATCGTGGTCCTGAGCGTGTTACTGCCAAGAGTTACAAATACAAGTCCGGTCGTCCTGGCAAAGCTATGGAAGGCAATATGGATCCAGCTGATTCGGGCGAGTATGATCGCGAAGGTGACATGGCCAAAGAACAGATGCACACTATTATAAGTGCGGCCAAAGAACTGCACCGCATCCTACGTGATGATGAAAACTTGCCAGAGTGGGTACAGAAAAAGATCACTCTAGCCAAGGAATACATTGACACCGCCAGAGACTACATGCTGACACAACATGCCGAACGTGCAGAAGAAGAGCCCATTGCTGAAAAAGCTGTAAGCAAAAAACAACAACGGTTCATGGGCATGGCACATGCCATGCAAAAAGGTGAAAAAATCAAAGGCGCCGGTTCTGAACTTAAAAAAGTTGCCAAGACCATGAAAAAAGGCGATGTAGAAGATTTTGCCAAGACCAAACACAACGGCTTGCCAGAAAAAGCCAAGGCCAAAAAAACTGAAGGAGCCAAACCAGACTTCTTAGACGTAGACAAAGACGGCGACAAAAAAGAGCCAATGAAAAAAGCCGCCGGTGAGAAGAAAGAAAAGAAAGTTGAAGAAACGTCCACTGAGTCAACAACCAGTAAAGGTGGCTACAACTTTGGTGGTGGTGTATACGAAAGCCTAGACCGCAAATTTCAACAGGCTCTTACTGAAGGCATGAATGTGTCAGTAAACATGAGCACAGGTCAAGACGGCAACCCCACAAAGAACATCACAATCAGTGCCGACGGCGAAGATGCTGACAAATTGGCCGACCTATTAAAAATGGCCGGACTTGACAGTCAAGATTCTACATGCAACACTTGTGGATCGACACCTTGTGGCTGTGAGAGCTTGGATGAGAACTCACCTGACTGGCCAACCAATACCGAAACATCAGACAATGCCATGCAGTATTCGGGCGGCCTTAACGGTCCTAAGAGCACAGGTCAAACAACTGTTCCTGTAATTGCCAGTCAGTTGCGTAGACAGGTCAGCATGGAAGAAGGCGTAAAAATTGAGCAGTCCCTGTTCAAGCTGTACAATCAATACAAGCTCAAATGAAAACGCTAAAAGAATACATTGCCGAATCTGAATCATGGATGCAAACACCAGCAGACGGTGATGTGTTTGCTATTGAATTTGAAGACGACACACTAGTAGAAACTTATATCATAGAAGTAGCCGACGACTGTATTTTGTTGGATGCTACCCCAGAAATCATGGCTGTGTTGGAACAATGGGCTGCACTGGAAGACACCGATGAAGGCGATTCGGGTGTGATACTTGAGACCATGGGCTATGGCAGTCTTGTGGGTGAAGAAGATGATCCATACGCACAGTTGCGTAAAGATGCTGCCGCAATGACCGCACAGCAAATGACATCTAAATCTTCTGCGCCCAAACCTGGATTTATGGCGCAGGTCGGCGACAAGATCATAGGCGGAGTCAAAGGTGCTGCTAAAGGATTTGCAGGAGGCGCAACCGCTGTAGAAGAAGGCGCCATGAAGCACGAAATGATGCAGAATGCTGAACGCATGAGCCTGGCGCAGTTTAAGGACCGCTATGGTGACGAAGATTGGATCGAAGAATTTTGGAACGCTATCATGGGCGACATCGACGAAGCCAAGTATCAAGGCCGTGAGGTTCAGTTAAACAAGCCCATGGCCGGCGATGTAAAAAAATCAAAAGTGTATGTGCGAGATCCTGCCACTGGCAACATCAAAAAAGTAAACTTTGGACACGGTGGCAAGACTGCCAAGCGTCTTGGTCAAAAGACCATGAAAATCAAAAAATCAAATCCTGCTCGCAGAAAGAGTTTTAGAGCTCGTCATAACTGTGCGAATCCGGGACCAAAAACCAAGGCGCGATATTGGTCGTGTCGTGCCTGGTAATATAAGGAAAAATAAAAATGCCACAAGCCAACGTAATCAGCACAGCAGCAAATGCAACATGGTACACTGACAAAGCAGAAATTACTGCGTTAGATGATGCTGTTACCTATCAAGTATATGCCACAGCCCTGGGCACAGCCGCACCAGTGGGCAATATCTGGAGCAACGCTGTAGCAGTTGGCGCCAACACCACAACACAGATTTATGTAGGGGCTGGCAACAAGCTCACAGTAACAGGAACATTTACAGCTGCCGAGTTAGGCACAGCCAGTTCAGCTCAAGAAGGTGTCGTTGGCGGAGGTGCCTAGCAGTGCGAGCTCGAGAGTTTCTCATGGAGAAACACGCTGGTAAAATTGGACAACGAAAAAGTCAATCCACGGTTGGTCTTAACAAGTTTAGCAATGTGTCCGATAGATATTACGAACTCAATCGAGTTATGATGGCCGTGGCCTCCACAGATGGTACATTTGTTCCAGACACAGATCACGAATCTTGGGTAGGACATAACAATGTAGCCATGCCCTACACTGAAGTTGAACAACGCATGTTGGAAAAAGCATTCCAAGCAGTAGGAGTAGACTACAAAGACCTCAACAATGGCGATTTAAAAAGTAAAGAATTAACCAGCACCAATATTCAAAGTCCAGTTACTGGATTCAAGGGATACCCTAGATGAGAGCCCGTGAATTTGTCACAGAAAGCCGTGCAAAACTTCCGGTAGAGGCCAGTGCTCCCATGCACGACACCTACATGTTGCCAGGCTTAAGAAACAACGATGCATATCGTAGCTACAGATTTGGTGTGGCCATGGCCCGTGCCCGAGCTGACATAGGCGGCGACGGCAAAGATTTACCCAAGTGGAATACCGAAAGTGCCATGGGCATGTATGGTATTGTGGCCGGCTTTGACGAAACAGTAGATCCTGTGATTGATCTGGCGCTAAAAATGACCAACATACCGGGCGGCAAAATAGCTGTAAGTTCAGATGCTAGCGAAGAACCTGCATATGTGGACACACGCAGTCCAATAAATAGTTTTAAAGGATACCCAAGATAATGGCAAGCCCACCACCACCATACGACGACATTACCGGCATAAGCCGTGCTGTAATGAAGGACAACGCACAAGAAACCATTGCTAATTATAATGGCGTTGCTAGACCTAGTGAACTAGTAGTCAATCAACTGACACAAGATATCTATGTGGGTAATGTAAATGGAAATATAAATTTGGTCGCCTACGGATCTGGTGTTACCAGCACCACATCATTCAACCCACAGTTTCGCGATGGATCTAACACATTTGCTGGTGGCACTGCCACAGCATCTTTTGTGCGTATGGGCCCTCTGATGTACATACATGTGTATTTGGATTTTGCAGGGGTCACCAACTTTGGCAGCACAGGATATCAGATTACACTGCCTACCCCCGCAATAAACACATTTAGACTGGCCGGCGGCACCCTGCATCAAACAGCTGGTGCTGGTTCTCCTGCCTTATACCATATTGCCGGAATTGTAGACACGGTTGACAGCACCACA